AGCAGTGTCGAGACATCGGTAAGCTTGAGCGTGTTTAGCAGCCCGTTCGTGGCATCGTACCCGGTTATTTCCCGGATGCCCCTCGGAAGCTCTACATAGCTCTGGTTGGCGACCATATCCAGCGTGGCTGACCGGCCCTCAAGCCAGGCCCACTGCTGGACGGACGACAGGAACTCACCCGCATCGTTGATATACCCGAGCGATCCCGCTCCTGGCGAGGCGCCGAGTGAACGCTTTAGGTGGTCCGCGCAATCCTTTACCGATAAACTCATGGGTTATGACACCAAGTCTTTGCCGAAACCAGCCCAACCGTCAAAGATACCTGCGATCTTTACGTTGGCGCCAGTCGCGGCAGCTTCGCAGATGAACACAACCTTGTGGGCAGATGACCCGTTAGCCGCGACAACCTTGTCGGTGGCGGCAACAACAAGTGTATCGCCAATGGATGTGGCAGCGCCAACCTTCATATGTGTGACTCGGCCCTGTACGCGGACCATGCCCCATCCATCGTCGGCAATGGGCTCTAGGGCTACGGCAAAAACCTTGGCGAACAGGTCGCCAGCGACGGGCTCTTTGATCGAGTTGAATCGTCCAGTTGTCGAGTTCTGCTGCGTCGAGATGACGCAGAGGTCGCCGCGCTGCATGGCGCTGCCCTCTTTGTTCTGTACGCGAAAATCTAGGTTAGAAATGTCTACGCCCTCTTCGGGGCCGACTGAGCTTTGTGAGGGCATGTTGTTCTCGTTGTTTTTGGTAAAAGTGCCCCCCCAACCCCCAGGGGGTAGGGGCCAGGGAGGCTAGTGGGATTTCGTCTAAGAGACGTTGTTTCCGAAGCCGTTCACGCCATCGAAGTCGATAAGCGTGGGGACGGTCGTGGAACCAGTCTCAAGCGTTTTCCCGACGACCTTGCCAGCAGCGGGAGCTGCGGCAAAGACCTCGGCAGTGGTAACGCCCAGTAGGACCCCGACAGCGGTAGCACCACTATGCAGGGCGTGGACTCTGCCACGGAAGCGGCAAAGGCCACTACCGCCAGCAGCGATGTCCTCTAGCAAGACACACAATGTGCCGTGCTCGATGCCGGTGGCGTCAATCGCCTCGACATGGGTTTGGGCCTTCGTGGTTGCGTCAATGGTTGACTCGTCAACCTGGACAACCTGACCTTTACTGAAAGCGGCTGCACATGACATCCGCTCGTCCCAGGTTTTTTGTCCGAAAAACCCGTCACCGGGTCCGGAAATGCTTGGGTTACTCATAGTTCAATCCTCCTTGGATTAGGCCCAGACGCCAATGGTTTGAGCGTGGGAAGGGGAAACCATGCCCTGCTTACGCACGGAACGGCAAATAAGGTTGTGCCAGCAGTCAACCGGCTGTGTCCAGGTGAACGGCTGGTTCGGGTGACGCATCACTGGGTGACGCTTCATGTACCGGCGCGTGTGGAACACAGGGTTGATGTGGTCGCCGTCGATAAAGAAGTAGCGTCCACCCTTTAGGGCGTGCGCCTCTTCGGTCACGAGGGCATCAGAAGCGGAATCGTCAAAGAAGACAGCAGCCGTGTCAAGCTCGGAGGCATAGACAAGGTCAATGCCAGCGTACTTCGGGTTCATGTATGCAGGGTCCTGCTTGGAGACGAACTGATCTTGCGATGCGCGAAGCATCGTTTGATAGTGCGTGCGTCCGTTCAGTGAACATGCGATGAACTGAGCGCCACTCGATCCGCCACCGTACTCTTCCATGGTTGGGAGAGAGTCGAAGCGCACCTTGTGGTACATCTTGTCAAAGGCGCCGAAGAGATTGCTCGCGGCGTTGTAGCTCGCGTCGTTAGCGTAGGTCTCTTGCTGGCAAGCCCACTTGGCTTGACTGCTTTGATCAATGCCCTCCATGGTTCCCCACGCAGTGGCAGAGCCCGAGTCGTGCGGAGCACCGGCAGTCACCTTGGTGTTCTCGTTGATGAAGACGGGAAGCGAGTACGGCATTGAGCCGCCCGACGCTTCCATGTCCGCCTCAGAGGGGGCCGCAAATAGGTCCTCCTCAAAGCCGTTCATAAACGAGGTCCACATGCGCTGCTCTTTCACGCGCTTGACGCGCTTGTAGACTTGGTGCCGTCCAGAGCTGGTCATGCTGTCGCCGATCTGAAGCTCAAGCTCGTGATCGGTCCACGACATGTGGTCAACAGTGAATCGCCAGTCCGTCTCCCACTCGTCGAGCACCTGGGGGTTTTGCCAGGTGAACGTGTCGTTGGGTTGATAGTGGCGACGAGTAGACTTCTCGTCAAACATCAAGGAGTCCTTGATCTTCGTTCCACCTTGGATGACTTTGGCGCGGTCTGCCCCTTTCAGGAACCGCTTCAGAATATACTTGTTCTTCACCGCCTCGTTGACCACATCGTCGGCAGACGTTAGGAACGTCGGGCCTGTGGCGGTCATGAAGTCGTTGAAGGTTTCTAGGGCTGAACCCATGATTTTTACCTCTTAGGAGATGTGGTTATTTACCAGGCCCGGCGGGCCTCCTCGACCGAAGCTCCAGATTCAAGTGCAGCCAGGACTCGGTTCTCACGATCATCGGGAGTGGTGGAGTTCTGCTGAGTTGAAGACTGTCGCGACGTTCCAGAAGTACCGTTTCGTCGGGCCTGATTCGTGGCGTTGCGAGCTGCTGCGTTGGTCGTAGCTACATCCTCAGCCCACTCTTGCCTGGAAGCGTCTCGTATCGAGTCATGGATCGCGTCCATTCCTTGATACTCTCCGGTTCCTAGCAGGGTTAGGGCTTTAGTAGTGGCCTTGTCCAAGTTATCAGCATCGCGTAGCTGGGGGAATGTGTCACCCAGCCGGGAAACAGCGTCTCTGATCATCATGCCCTCAAGCATTGACTCCATGGCCGAGTTTTGAGACTCAGCCCTAGCCATCTTGTGGTCGATGAACTTCGACACTTCACTTGCCGCTTCTTCGCCGTATACTTCGGCGAACTCCTTCAACTCGGGGTCGGGGTTGTCCGTTCTATCGGTGGGTTGCTCGCCTTCCGGCGACTCCTCCTCACGGCTCCCTTCTCCAGCTCCTTCAGTTTGCAGCGCGACAGCCTTTTCAAGCTCTGCGTTGCGACGGTATGCTTCATCTGCATCACCCTGGACCTTTCCCATATCCTTCGCCCATTCAATGGCGTCGGCGGTACTTAGGTTATCCAGAATGTGCTTGGGTACTTTGCCTCGTTCGAGGATTGACGTAGCCTTGGCTAGATCCTCGCTCTGCGATGCAGGTTCCCCAGGTTGTTCGTTCTCTTTAGACTCCATCGTGCCGTCAGGCTCGTAGACCGCGCCCTCGTCTGACCCATCATCGGCGGGGTCGAGCTTCGATAGAACCTCGTCCATATCCGCTTCCGAGGAGATGACGGTATCGTTTAGGTCTACCAGTACGTCCGGCGTGGACGCTACTTCCGGAGCAGAGTCAACTGCGCCCCCAGTCTGTTCTGTATCTTGGTCGCTCATTTTTTCCTATGTTCGTTGCCTTCCAGCAAACGCTGTCGCTCTACCCGGCAGATCCCTCGCGTAATAGAAGCGGGGTCAATCCAGGGTCGCGAGTCTACCGCCGCCCACTGCTCCGTAGGAGCCACTTCAGAGGCTTTGGTGATTTTGGTTTTGACCGCGCTGGTCGCTTTTTTGGTTTTCTTTTTAGCCATCGTAATCGAATCCTCCGCCGGGGCGGTCTGAGGTCTTAGCCACGAAGTCCGCGACCTCTTGCCTGGTTGTAAAGCATGGACGGCCACTTGAGTCTACCCTCGGCGCATCTGGATGATTGCGGGGTAGGGAGTGTCCGACGATATGCGTCTCCTTCTTGGTGTCTATCTGTAACCGACCGAGGGACCTAGTGCAAAGGATTCCGTCGATCTCGACCTCTTCCCCCAGGGGGGGCGCATCGGCCATCCTGTAATACTCTAGGACTGATGTGCCGTCTGGCCGGTCAAACTTGTACTCAGGCATCGTGCACTTCCTCCATGATCACGGGCGTCTCGTCTCCGAGACCAAGCCCCTCGATGTTGTATTCCAAGAACTCGTTGGCGTCCTCTCTGGACATTCCGTCTCGCTCCATGAGAATCTTCACAATACCTTCTCGGGAGTAAACCGCGACATCGCATTGCCCCATCTTGGAGCCGACGCCGATCAGGGCTGACTCCAGGCCGGTGAACGTGGTCACATCCTCTACATCCCTTCCGCTAAACGTGTATAAGCTCATCGTCGGTCCATGTCTCCACGCATTGCCATACCGGCACCGCCCAGTGGCCCGCCCTCAGTTGGAACAGGGCCACCCCCGCCCATGCCTGGATTCCCCATCCCTGTTGGACCCTGGATAGCGCGGGGGTAGGCGCCTGATTCTTTCACCCTTGAGTCTTGTGCTTTCTGGCTATTTCGCCCGGCCTGTCTGCCGGTCATCGCCACCAAGTCCCACGGGGACGGCTGGGGCTGCGCTTTCGCCAGCTCCATAGCCATGTCAACGTCGATCAAGTCCTCAAGCTCTGTCGAGTGGATGGACTCGCCTAGCTGCTTGAGTACATTCTTCCATCGAATCCACGGCATCTGTGGAACCATCGGTCCCATCTGCATGACGATCTCCGACACCTGCATGGTGCGTTGTTGCAGTGTCGCTTCTGAGATTCTACTCATGGAGTAGGGCTCGATGTCGATTTCGAGGTCGTCGAAAGTGAACCCGGACTCAAGGCCACCGCCGCCTCGGAACCATGGGTTCTGCATCCTCATCTCTTCCGCATCGTCCGAACCCAGGGGGAAGATGATCTCGTCGTCGATAAACAGGTAGAACGCAATCTTGCGTGCAATCTGCTTGATTCCGTCCTCGAACTTGCCCCCAACGAAACCCATCCGGGTCTCGCTTGACCGGTCAGCTACGGCAACCTCTGTCGCCGTAGCACCGCTAGTTGCCCCGCTTCTGGACTCGTGCATCCCGCTGTTACGCTCAAGGCGATCCTTGGCGACCATCAGGTAATCCATCTGGGTCTTCCCGAGCCCTCCGATCTCAACGGGAACGATGGAGTTCTTGTCGAGACCGTTTACCGGAACGACAAAGCTGTCGGGTGTATTCTTGACCTTCTCCGCGAGGTCGCGGTCCATGGAGTTATCCACGAATACCATGCGCTTGTAGCTGTCGGCAGAGTTCTTAGAAGCTCTTGCGTGGTCGTTCATATCCTTAGCTTGCGACTCGACTGCTGCGAGTGCGGACATGGGCCACGGGTCGTCCGGTATGGTGTACGATCCAGCAAGAACATATGGGCCGGATCGTGGACCGTAGTAGGGTCGAGGCTTGCGAATGTACTTAGGCTTGTTTCCGTCGCCGTCGCCAAACCCGGTAGAGAGAGTGAAGATCGTCCCGTGGAATCCCGCTTCGGACCCTGGGGAGTCGTCCAGCTCGTGGCTTCCGACCCAGACTTCTTTCAGTAGAACTTCCTTTCGGTCTGGCGCAGCCTTCTCGCCTACATACTCGTCGCCACCTTGATGGAACTCTTCGACGCCTTCGCCTGGCTTCAACTTCTCAATAGCCTCTAGGTCCCAGCCCAAATCCTTGTTGTCACGCGCTTCGTCGATCAGGTCTTGGTGATCACGAATGAACGTGTGCCCCATATACCTGGAGTCTTCTGGCTGTTTGGCTCTGGGGTCTAGGAAGAACTCCTTGAATCCCAGCCTATAAACCTGCGGCCACATGACCGGATCTTCGTCCTGGTGCATTCCTGGCCTCGCCTCTAGCGTAACGATTGCTGCGAACCAAGCGAACGCGTAGTCCACCGCTAGAACTTCGCAGTCACGCTTGAAGTTGACATCTCTCGCCCATCGGTTGCATCCGCGTCTTAGCGCATCCACCACAATGCCAGCGTTGCCGGGCCTCTTGGAGACGAAGTTGAACTTGGGGTTGTCATACGCCATGCGCGGAACAACACTAGATATCCACTCGAACGCATGGTTCTCCGGGTCGGTATTGTTTACGCCGTCGATCTCCACACCCTTATAGCCGGGTCCGTGATATCTAGCTACGCGCTGACGGATAGACTTGAGGTGTTCGTCGCGGAACTTCTCAGCCGCTCGAACCTCCTCCCAAAGTGCGCTGCTCTTCGTGTCTAAGCTCATGCTTCCCGTCTGCGGGCTTCCCGCATTGTTTTGTCGTGACCCAGAAGGGCCCCCAGGCTATTGGGGTCGTACTTGTCTATAGAGATAGCACGACTCATGTCTTTCTTCCAGGCAAACATACACGCATATCGTAGTGCATCGCAAGCGTGATCCGCACAAGAAGGGTCAGGAATCTCTCGAACTGGTCTCCCATCTCTCGATTCGGCGTAGATCAGGGACGGCAGTTCTTCCTCCAGGCAGCATGGCTGAGACCGGTCAGATAGCTCGGAATCGCGTCCATTTAGCGCCCCTTCCACCAAAAACAGGCCCGGTTCCCCCGTAACCTGGTCTGAGAAGTAAGACCTAACCATATCGACGCCACCTTTCCAGTCATTATCTGCTTTGATGGCGATTTTGTGCGTTTCTCGGGATCTAGCGAACCCCAGCCTGTCATTTAGGAAGTCAATCGACCTGGGTTCAGCCGGATCGCACGCAATCCTTACAAGTTCGTACTTTTTATTCATCCTCTGCGCCATATCTGCCCACCAGTCGATCTGTTTGCCGGTCTGGTAGAACTCTTCTAGCCGGTACATCGTGCCTTCGGAGCTAACGCCCCATACCTGCATACATCCAGGCGCCCGAAATCCCCAGTCTATTGACGCGAAGTGCCATTTCATCTCCGGCAGCGTGGATCTGGGCACAATATGCTTCTTAGCGTCGTACTCCTCATAAACCTGCCCTTCCGCAGACACCCACTTGCCCAGGAACAGTCGCTCGCGACGGACGCCCGTCATATTGCTCAGTCGTTCCAGGTATTCCTTCGTGATAGAGGGGTTATCAGTGTGCCTGGACAGGATGCGAAGCGTCTTACCGGTATTGCACCGCTGATTCAGCCAGTGGAACTCGGTATCGGGGTTGCAGTCACCTATAAGCTGCTGATATGGGGCCACACCGTTACGCAGGGCTCGGTGAAAGCTCTCCCATTCGTTCAAGGACAGCTCATTGGCCTCATTGACATAGATCAGGTCATACTCAGTGGAGAACAGGCGCGTGGGGTTATCCATACCACCCAGAACGATCCTAGACCCATTCGGGTAGTCATACCCAGACCGGCTCTCCTTCCCAATATCCCGTGCCAGACAGGGGTGTCCCTTATACCAGACCTTATTCTCAAGCGTAATCAGGAACGACTCGTTCAGCGACACCCGAGTCTTCCTCACT